AATGTGGCGGGTGTTTATGCTCATAGAGCCCCCATCATAGCCTGTCTGATTCGGCTGACAAAGAGCGGTCTGAGTTTCTTATACATCGGCCCCATGAATGGCCTTCGTTTCCCCCTGTCTTTGGCCATCTCCAGAGCCCTTGAATATTTGGCCCCAGATTTCACGAAGGCCACAGTGCCAATACCTCGGGCCTTGGTGATCGTTATTTTGCCCCGCAAGGTTCCTGTGTTGCTGTTGGGGGGCATCCCAGGCTTAGAGGACCAATGTTTTATACCTCTGCGAATCCCCCGCTTTCTCCCCTCGTGTCCTTTGCCCCAGTAGTAGTATAGCACATGACGGCCAGAAGGTTTAGATATGGAGTTCCTAACCTTGCGGTGATATTCAATGGCGTTTGCGTTTACGGCCCTTTGAACTCTTTTGCGGCCCTCGGAGTCAATCTCTTTGAATCGGTCCCTTAGTTCCTTGAGCCCATCAACTTTTATGGAAATGCTGTCACTCATTTCCTCCTCATCGGGCTGAGACCTGTGAGGACAGAACAGATAGCGAAGGCAAGTGGATGGAGGAGGCTGAACCCAACACCTCCCGAGGTGATGTACCAGACTTTAGTTGAGTCTCTCGTATACTCAAAGAGCCCGAAAAGGATGGACACAGTTTTAGGTTCGCTGTCTGGGTTGAAGGTTGCAAGTTGCACGTTCGGCCAATAGATGCAGACGAAACAGCAGGCACAGTAGCACAGGACGACAAACAGAAAAGAAACGCCAAACCAAGGACTAGCTGAAACAGTGGCCACATGGTTTCCAACCATTTGGGCCGTCTGTGATCTGCCCCGCTCCCTTTCAAGTTCAATCTCCTGCTTCCTGTGAAAATGATCTGAGAGGAGACCAACGACAGAACCAGCAATCCCACTTCCCGCAAGCCCGAGGAGTTCCGTGATCATCACGGCATCCGATTGATGCTAATAAAAGCCAGACAGAGAATGCCACCTGTCAGAACTACCAGAACAAAATCGTTCATCGGTTGTAGAGCTTCAGGAGTTCCTTGATGTCATGCTTCAAGGCGTCAATCTCGTTTGTGAGATGCTCCAAAGCCTGTTTGACGTTCGCCCAGTTGTGGTTCACCTTCTCCTCTAGAGCCTTGTGCCTTTCCTCAAGTCTTACATGGTCCATCCACAGCTTGAGGATGAAGCACAGCCCAGGGATGCACGCAAAGATTATGAGGTCTTTGACTATTGGTACGTAGACACCCACTAGCTTTTCACTGGCGGGTTAGTCACCGAGGCCAGTTGTGAACGTGGTGTTTTCCTGTTAATTGATGCTACCGCCATTGTAGATACACTCCATGGATTCGTTGGTTTTTAGAATTTGCTGTCACAAGTTTGTAACCCACAGAAGTTCCCGATGACTGGCCGCTGATGTCTTCATCCGTAGTCGTCAAGATCTGGATATTTGAATCATAGTCAGCATCTTTTGCCAGCGTCATCGTTGTATATGCAGACCCTGCGTTTCTTGTGGTTGAGGCCACCAGATCAGTATTCAACGTCACTGAGTCAATAGCCTCATGCAACACAACAAGCCTTGCATTTGTGGGCGCGGAAGAGGCTGACTGTGAGTTGCTTATGAGCGTCAGCTCTGCGGTCGGTGTGTACGAGGCAGGATACGTCGGGACAGTGAAATCACCTCCCGCACCGCCAACCTCAGTTGTATGTTCACAAGTTCCTTTGATCACATAGATGTCATCGAGGTATCCTGTGAAAACTTGCGAAGGTGAAGCACTTGGTCTCGCTCCTACAGTTGTGGCAACTGTCGCGGTGAAAATGGTGTCATTTCTGGCCGCCCCACCAACGTACCCGCCATCAACGTAAAACCTTGTTGTGCTTGCGGTCCCATTCGATTCGTGGCATACTTTAATATCATGCCAAGTGTCAGCAGATACCGCGCTTGAATTCGATGTCACGGAGATCCCAGTCGTTCCGTCCGTTGTATAAATGAACCTCAGTTGACCATTTGACCCAAGATTCTCAAGTGACCACCCGCGAGTCCCTGCGTCTCCATAGTTTGTGATTATTGCTTGCAGAGAACTAATACTGTCAAGGTTTACCCTTGCATGAACAGTGAATGCCCCATTTCCAAAGTCGAAAGTGGTCGAAGCTGTATTGCCAATCGTCAAGCGTTGGTTTGAGTCCCCCGCAAACCTGATTGAACTGACGCCCAGAGTTTTCTTTGTGCCACTGTGAAAGGGTGCAATATCTCCAGTGGTGATAGTCTCGGTCCCTGTCTGATCCGTGAATGTTTCGATTTCAGAAGGGTCTAGGGTGTTACTTTGCAGAAGGAAACTTTTGTCGGTTCCTGTCCCTTGGTAGAAGTCATAAGCTGAGTTGTAAAACTCATTCAACGAACTGGCGGCATCCACGCCTGTCTGGTCGTCGAAAACATCTGAGAAGCCGTCTGTGAGGTCTAATGTAGACCACCCCTCTGCGATTGAATCTCTCAGGAAGTTAATACCCAGATTCTTTTCAAGAACGTCGAGTCTGTCAAGTTCTGCCTGAAGGTCAGATTGTGAAGACAGAGTGCCTGTGATGGAGCCCCAAGCCGCCCCAGTCGATGCGAACGCAGTCAAGACACTGGCATCATTCAGATATGTCACAAGGTCAGTGAATGGAACATCCCTACGCCCTGGGCTTAGTGTGTCGCGTTCCCCACGGAAAAAACTAAAGGTATCAGACCCTTTAAGTGTGTCCCCGCTTCCTAGTCCGTTGCTCATGTCCTCACTCCTGTTTCAGCATATATTCTAAGAAATCTTGATCGTCTGTCTATGTTTTCAATTCGTGTGATGTTGAACTTATCGCCACCAATATCCACCCTGTCAGACTCCAGAAGGTCCGACCTGTAATGGCAAGTGATCACCACAGTCTCAGATGGCTCCGTTCTCCCCGCGATAATCCCCTCTGTGCCACTTGAGGTCTCTATCTTTCCGTAAATCGTGGCCTGTGTTGCCCATGAGGATGTGTACCCACCAAAGCCATCGGCTGATTCCGTGTTCCTTTCTATCGTGACAACATCACGGAAATCTCTAGAGCAGAACTCAGCCACGGATGATTTTGTAGGGGTTCAACATAGAGAATGCCTCAGTGATCCCACAAAGCTCCCCCTCACAGTCTCCTCGGTTCTCGTAGAGGTGTCCTGCGAGGACTATAATCGCCCTTCTGATGGACGCAGGCACGTCACTGGAGGCTGTGCCATAGCCCGCCTTCCACACGATTTTCCAACCATTCTCGTCCCTTAAATCCCCTGGCAAAGTCGCGTTGTCGTTGAACTGCATCTTTGCGGTCTTGTCGTCGTCAAAGTTCTCAAGGTAGTAGTTTGTGGAGGCGTAAGAAGACTCAGCGTTCGAGCTGTCGATAGTGACAACGGAAGTGATTGAGATTGCTGGAGCCCAGTCAAAAACAATCGCGTGTCTTGTGCCTGTTTGGTATCCAATATGGCCTTGCCTCCATCCATCCCACCATTCTCCCCCTATGGTTGGGTAGCTGTCTGTGTAACTGGTGAGCGTCTGTTCTATGAATTTTCGCCCTGTGTACCGCTCAGCCATGTCGCGAGCGTCTGTGATGTACTGGGTGAGGAGCGTGTCCTGTGCAGTATCAGTGATTCTGAGACTTAGCTTTAGCTCTGCGAGTGTTACTGGTTCGCTGGCGGGTGCTGTTGTTACCTTTGACTTCAAGGGCTTGCCTCAGTGGTTTGGTTTCAATCTTGTTTAATAGCTCGAACTTCGTGGCGTTCTCACTAATGAAAACAGAGGGCAGGGCGTAAACCCCACCCTCTGAAAATTTCTCGTATTGACCAGTGCCGAAGGCATCGCCCGCGAAGGACTCAACACATCGGCACTGAACAATCACTACAGGTTAGCCCCAGTCTTGCAAACGTGAGCGTTTCCAAGGATGAAGGCACAGGAGATGTCGCCCGCAGTTGTGGTCGTAGCCACTACGCGAACGTATCTCTTGCTTCCTGTGTATCCAAGCGTCAGGATACCGCCAGCGGTAGCCGCGTCACCATTGGTTCCAATGATGTCATCGGCTCCAGCCGCACTGTAAGACGTGGTGGTGTCTCCCTCTTGGAGGGAAACAGTGCCAGCGTAAGCAGTGTCAGCATGGACCATCAGCGTCACAGACTCATAGCCTCGGGTGTCAACGTCAACACCAGTGGAGGTTCCAGTGGTGTCGGCTTGTGGTTCCAGACCTACACGGATGTCTAGGTCGTTTCTCATGTCTTTGGTAGCCATTTTCTATTCTCCTTTCGCGATTATGCTTGGACGAGGTATTTGATTGAGCTGTAACTCTTGAGAGCCCCACCAACACGCTTACGACAGTAGAAACCGAAGTAAGGCTTGTCGCTGTAGCGGTCTTCGAGGACAGCCATTCCCAATCGGTCGACGATCAGGTAGCAGTCTCGGAAGTCAGCGATAGCAACAGCCAAAGCACCAGTAGCAATGTCAGCCATGTCTTCCATGATGACAGTGCGTTGGCCCAGCAGTTGATCAGGTTC